AGCGCTTCTCTATTTGGCTCAACCCAAATAAACCCAGCCCTATTTGACCTAGCTCAATAAAGTGCGGTCTAAATGTCATGTGCAGTTAGTTCGGACTAATAACAAAACTTCTGTTCGATTAGTTTAACCCCTCCATTCTATTTTACCTAGCTTTTCACGGTTTCTAATATATTCCGGGGTGAACCATCCTGATACATTCCACCATACGTTATACACCTTATAAAAAGGCACTTTTCCGTCAATATCAAATATTACATTACCATCTTCATTTATATAAACCTCTCTATTATGAATTATCTTCGTTTCCATTTAATACTTCCTCCTGTAGTCTTTCCAAGTATACAATATCCTCGTTTATCTCTCTCAAACTTGCTAATATAAATTCCTCCGTATCTCCGCTAATATCTTCGCAAAGTAAATTCAAATACACGTTTCTTTGCCTTTCCAGTTCGTTTAGTTCCGTGTTGATTGCCTGTATAATTTTTAGCTGTTTATTCCTTTCCATCCGTCTTCACCTCTAAAATTTCGCAATCAGCCTTTAGCAACATCGTAACCACAGCCGCCCAAAACTCTGTAGTGGTTTCGCACTTGGTTTCTTTTTCGTTCCTGCTGTACTTAATAATAATCATAACTTTAACATCCTTTCTATTTTATCCCAGAATTTTTCGGGAATATGATTTCCAATAAAACCTACACCAGCCAACACAAGCAACCATCCTGCAAAAATCATCATTTCAACCATTTTTATTTCCTCCTATTGATTTTTCGATAAATGATTTTAGGTCTATTAAATCGTCTATCACTGTATCTAGTACAGCTAAAGCAACACTTACTTCGCATCCATTGAAGATTTCAAAAAATTTATTTTTGAAGTCCCCTAATTCCTTATAGATTTCTATAGCCCTCATAAAGTCTTGTTTTCTCATTTTCTTTTCCTCCTTTACCTTGCTTGAAAAATATTGTCAAAGGTCATTACATGGTTAGTAGCAATCACCATTACATTGTAAATGTAGTTATATGAATGCTTATGCTTTTTCATAACGAAATGAAGTGTTTTCAATATATTGTCGGTTTTAATGCTGTCAATTACTGTTTCGTGCTCTCCATCTTTTAGAATTGCCTGTACCAGATATTTCATTTTTCGCTTCCCCTTTCTTTTACTGTACCCCTATTATACGCCTTTTGCTGTAGCTTGTCAATAGGGAAAGCCCAGGAAATTTTAAAAAATTTCCCAGGCTTTCCAGGTAGTTAAGGAATACTTGTACTCTAGTAGTTAGCCCACAGGCCCGGACAATAAGTAACAGTTTTGTTCAACGTAGATATTTTCCAGGTTAGGGGGCGCAATAGCAAGTGTGAAGCCAATTCGACAAGTGCCAGATTCTGCTGTATTACCCGTGATGGTATACGTGCTCCCGCTTCCACCGCCGCCATCATTGGCAATAATAGGAGCACCGCTCGGTGTAGTGCTTTGAGAGGAAATAGGCTGTACAATACCACCAACAACAGAACCGTAATCGCTATTTAGGCGGCGTTCTGTGGAGCCGTCACTATAGATAATCTCATAGCCCATTACATAATACTTACGGTTGGCCTGTACGGTTTCCAGCGTTTCAAGCTGATTTTCGCCCAGCATATCTGGGTTTACTACTAGCTTATAACCGGCAATTACTTTAGGGAGTATAAGCCCCTTTTGATAAGAGCCGCCTACCATGTTCGAGAAAGCATTATCAGCCGTAAGCATATAGCAAAGGTTGTTTTCAGCACAGGCACAAACAATTTTGCCTGTAGGCATATAACACCCTACAACCCGGTTGTTTGAGGTCGTGCCCATCTGAATAGAAAAGTGGGGCATAGAACTTTCGCTCATTAAATCATTGAAAACGCAATCCCTAATAATGTTGGTATTGCTGTCACTCAAAGAAAATGGAGTGCTCAAGTTTGCGTTATTGCGGTTGATTGTGCATTTTTCAATTAACGTATATCCATTTGCGCCCATTGTGGATACAAGAATATTTGCCGTCCAATTAAATTTACAATCAACTACTTTAAGGTAACCATAGCTAGAGGAAATACTAGAACCGCCGTTGAAAGCGCACTCTTTAAAAGTACCTCTATTAGCACTAATAGCCCCTGTAAATGTTACACCCTTAAAGGTGATGTTAGGCACAGTAATAGCACCGTTGAATACAGCGCCATTACCAAGGATTTCTGCCCCCTCCTGTGCATTAAAATAGGTTCCCTGGCTAATATTGCTAAAGGTATAAGTGCCCGGAGCAAAGTTAATTCTTTTAGCCCCCATTGTGCTAGAAAGAATCCATGTTAATCCAAGGTCGTTGTTCGTTGCGGTCTGGTTTTCTGCTACACCATACCATGCGGGGTTGATTTCCGGTGTTGCGTTTTGATTACCAACACGGGGAATAATATAGATATCAAAAATTTGAGTGCCATACTCTACAAATCCCTTGGAGAAAGTCACCGTGCAATAGTTAGTGCCGGGCGTTGCGGCGTTGTATACCAGTTTGGCACCGGGCAAAAATTGCACAGCGCAAGGAATGGTTACATTTCCGCTAATAAGGTAACTACCAGGCATGAGGGAAACCGGGGTATTTGCGTCAAGCTGTCCAAATGCCGCCGTATTATCTGTACTCCCATCCCCTTTGAGGGTGCTTGCAGGTTCCCAAGGAATAACCAAATTTTCCAGGTTTTGGTTAGTTGTCTGTAAATTCTGGTTAGTTTGCTGTAAACCGGTTTCAAGCGCTGTGATATCGCTTTCATTTGTTTCCACTCTTTGTGTCAGGGCATCAATAGCGGCGTTTCCACTCCCCCACATTGCCCAATAAGTTTTATTTGTTACAGCAGTACCGGCGGGCACAGGCTGGCGGCTGATATACCCCACACCGCCGCTTGTAACAATGTCTAGGGCTTCATAGGCAGTTTCATTGTTATATTCACCCATAATTCTGGGAATATAACGAGCGCCCACATAAATGTTATTTGCTTGTACTGGCATTAAAATTCCTCCTTTTATTGTGTATCACCACAAATATAGTAATATACATACCCGGAACAAGTCCCGGTTGTGGGACGTACTAGATATAATGGCGGTAGATATTGTGTTGCTTTGCCCCATGACGGATTAAGCCACACAAAAGCACTGGCGTTATTAGAGGTGAAAAACTGTGTATAAACAAATGGCTGTGGATAGAATGTATAGGGGTACTTGTATTTTGCATCAGTAAAAGGGGAGTTACTCCTATACATATTGCCTAGGGTCGTGCTTACAGACAAGTTAGAAATTTCTACCTTTGCCCATAATTCAACAAAATCATCTGACCAATACCGGAAATTAAATATACCAAATTTCCCTTCATTTGTTACATATCTTTTTGTGTTGTTTACTTGTGTATAATGAGCGCTTGACATAGTACCCGCCCGGCTTGCGCTGGCTGTGGGGAGTGTAGCCCATGTCCCTTGATTAGCGTTTGACCACCTCAAGAAATAGGACGTACTAGAACCATTATTTGTGGGGCTGTTCATCTTGTCACCCAGGGTATTTGTTATAGAAGTAATATTTGTGTTTATGGTATCTATGTTATTAGTTACTGTTTTTAATGTCCCTGTTAATCCCGAAATATCGTTTGTCAGTTCTTCCAGTTCTGTGCTTAATCCGTTAATATCGGTTATGCTATGAGAATGTGTTGACGGCGGAAAGGTTATAGGCTTGTCGCTTATACTGGCCCAATTTGTGGGGTAATTTTCGGGTTTCCCTGTTATTTCTCCCCATGTGGTGGGGTAGGAAGTGGGCTTCCCCGCTACATTATCCCAGTTTGTGGGGAAAACATCGGGTTTTCCGGTGATTTCATCCCAGGTTGAAGCCCCTCCACCCCCTCCCACGCCAGCGGCGGCGGCTTTTGCGGAAAAATCCTCGTTTGATACGTTGGAAAGGTCTGTGTTTGCTTTCCCCTTAACAGTTGTTTCCAATGTGGAAAGATTTGTGGAAAGTGTGGAAACCGCATTGTTTATACTGGTTAGTTCTTCTTCAAGTGCGGAAAATTCCCCGTCATAGGAATTTAATGTGTTATTGATAGAAGTTAAGCTATCACTAATAGTTTCTAACTCATCCGTTAGCCCGTCAATTTGTGAAATCTCGTGTGTATGTGTAGAGGGTGGGAAAGTCTGGGGCTTGCCCTCCACGCTTCCCCATGTAGTGGGGAAATTAGTGGGTTTTCCACCCACATTTTCCCAGTTAGTGGGGAAAACATTGGGCTTTCCGTCCACCTTTTCCCATGTGGTGGGGTAGGTGGATGGTTTATTCTGTACGTTGTCCCAGTCTATTGCACTAGCTTCGCCGCCTGCTCTATACGTATATGCCCAGTATTCCCCGTTATCTGTACCCGGTTCTATTCCTGCCGGTACAGGTTTATTTGAGGTATACCCGCCGCCGTTATGGGTTACAACACTGAGGGCTTCATATCCTTTTGAGTTATCCCACACACCACAAAAAAGGGGCACATAGCGAAAGCCTACGTATACATTAGCCATTTAGCCCTAACTCCTCTCTTGTGGTGTTAGCAAGAAAGCAAAAACCGGGGGCAACTCCACTATTATATAAATTTACAATATCTTCAATTAGTAAGAATTGGTTCCAGGTTTTTTCCTTCATCTTTTTCACCTCCATTATAGCATAAAGTATTTACCATTGCAATACTAAATGGCCCGCTAAAGGCTCCCCATAGGGAACAGTATCAAACCCCAGGAAATCCCAGGAAGGGGGAATATAAGCGGCAAAATACCCGTTAGCAGTTAAACCGAAAGAAACATAAGACACAATACCCTTTACCATGTTTTGCAAGTTCTGGTCAATGTATGCTTGCAAACTATCAATATAAAGGTCTGCATATTTACCGTCCCTAATATCGTTGAGAAGGTTTTGCATTTGATTAAGCTGTTCTGTAACAGTTTCTTTCAGTGTAGAAAAATCTTGCTCAACTTGTTCTTGACGCAATCCAAGTTTATCCAGATTTTCTTGAAAAGATTCCTGTGTTTCAAACATTTTTACAATGTATTCAGTCAACTTGCAAAGAACCTCATAATATGACAAAGATTCATCATATACAAGAGGTAGCACTTTTTGGCACCAGAAACGGAAATCACTACAAATATTATAACTCATTTTATAAACCTCCCTTAATAAATCATCATAAATAAATCTTTTAAAGCGTTGATTACTTGTACATCAATATTTATAATGCTGTTACGGTAACTTTGCGCAATTTCCCAGGGGGTGCGGCTTCCAGTGATACCTTTTCTTTGTATCGTGTGCTGTTCGGTTGTCTGAGAATTTCCTTGGCTTTTGCTGTTGGTTTTATTTGTGCCTTGATTTTGCGTGTTGCTGTTGCTAGTTGCATCCTCATTTGTGCCGGTAGTTCCGTAAAATAGATTATTTTGGTTACCCTCAACTTGTGCTTGCGGGTAATTGCTATTTAATTGCTGTGTGTTGTCCGTTGCGGTTGTTGTCGTGGTGTCTGTGCTTTCCCCGTTTACTTCTGTACTAGTGTTGTCGGCTCCTGTCAAAGTACGCTGTAATGTTTCTGTTACGTCCATGTCGTAAGCACTACTGAATTTGTCTGTAGTGGTCAAGTATACATCATTATAATACGGCATGATTTCATTTAAACGCTGATTTAAATACAGTTTCCACAACCCTACTGTTTCAAAACCGATTTCATTTGAAAAGTAATGCAATAAAATTTTATATTCCAGGGTTTCACGATAGCTTTCCAGCCACATGGGAAAATCAAAGTCAAAGATTTTAGGGGCGGCTTCCTTAATCCTGTCTGTAATTGGTTTTCCTGGTGTGCTGTTGTATTCAATTATTGTCCTCAGTTGGGTTGTATACTTCGCCATCGTTTTCCCCTCCCTCCATGTTTGGCGCATTTACGGTTGTTTGTACATCAGATTTAAAGCGAACATCTACATTAAGCCCAAAAATAGAGTTAATTTGTTTGCACGCTTCTTTTCTGCTGTCAAGAAAAGCGTTTCTTTGCGCTTCAACTGCGCCGTAATTACTGGCTACTTCATCAGCCACTAGCCTTTCCTTTTTATCTTGGTTACTATTTTCAATTCCCAGGAATGTTAAGTATTCGTTCATTAAATCATGTTTTAGTACATTTAATTTATCTGCCACATAAGGGGCCGTTGTGTCAAGCACGTTTATTTTAGATTCCGTCAGCATATCCGGGTCACCATAAATAAAAGGCTCGTTTCCATCATACTGCATGAAAAGGTTTTGCATAGTAAGGCGTTGGCTTTGTGGGGTTAAAATTACTTTAGGTGTTTTCTGTCCTTTAATATTTACGTCAATAGCTCTTTGAATTTCATAAAGGCGGGACGCATAAAGGCGGGTAGTCATTTCTGTTGGAGTGTGCAAGTAATTGTTCCAAATTATTACACTGTTTTTCGGGTTTAACTGTGCAGTATATGTCCCGTTGCTTGTATATACTTGGCGCACAAGTGGTATGTCATATACATTTAATTGTCCTCCAAGGTTAGAGTTTAAGGCTAAATAACCTAGTGTTTCATCTTTGAAAAAGGTTAGTTGCCCACGCTCAAATAATGCCCTTTCAAGAAAGCGAATGTCTACAGTATCGGGCATATTAAGCCATTCAAATCGGGATAGAGCGATAGCTTTTAACCTGAAATAGAAATCATTAAATGTATAGTTGTTTAATTCTGCGCTTGCCCAAATTCGCCGGGGCATACCTGGCAGACCGGCGGGGCGCTTTTTCTTGCCCATTGTTTAACCTCCCTGCGGGGCATTATTTAGGCTATAATTTCCGATATAATCACCATGCCAAAACCTCACACCATTATTAAAAATGCTTTCTAGTTTCCGGGCTACATCGTTATTAAAATTGCCACTAATTAAAATGCCCTGCGTTTTAATGTAATTCCAAAATGGCCTACTATTTAAATAGGTCACGGGCGATTCTGTACGTTTATGGCTATATCCGAACATATCGAAATAACCGTCTATTGCTCTTGCGTAACTTTGTCTTATGCTCATATCTTGAAAGCCGAAATCTTTAAGGCCAAACTGAAAAAGTGCGCCGTTGGCGTTTTCGCCGTGCGCCTGGGGCGGTAGGCTTTTTGTAGCGTTTTGCTTTGCCATTGTTTGGGCAATGCCTAAAATGCCACTTGCTACGCCGCCAACATTAAGAGATAACGCACTTCCCAGCACTCCTAGACCCTGGGACATATAACCAAGGTCAACCCCAGAAAAATCCATACCAAAGGCCGAAACTGTGCCCTGCTGGGCAACCCAGGCTTTATAGGTATCGGATACCCAGGAGCATTGAGGAAAACCGGATAATGTCAAGCCATAGTCAACATTATTTAAAGTCCCTATTGAAGTTCCGTCCATACCATTATAATTAGTAGGAATAATTTTTACAGTTGGGTTTATTTCCATAGAACAACGTATTTCAAATTTTACTTGCCTAGGGCTTGTTGTGGGGTATAGTGGGCGGCTTGAAAACCATTCATAGTGATAATCAGCACTGTTTCCCATAAAGTTGGTTACGTGTAAAAACTTATAAGGATATGTCAATAGCTTTTTGTTTTTGGGTGTGTATCCATCCAAGGTTAAACTTGTTACGTTATACGTATATACATCATCTGCCGCACCGCTTGTAGAAGGAGAATTGCTTTTACTACGTACAAAATTAGAGGGCATTTGGAATATTGCTACAATGCCATCTAGTTTATTAGCTTCTGTAGCGGATGAAATAAAGTCGTTTACTTCGCTTGCACTGTCAAAAGAAATAATGTTTAATCCGCTATACTGTCCGTTAAAATATCCCCCTGTTGTATCTACTAATGTACTATTCATAGTACAGGCTACGCAGATTGTATAATCGTCGAATTTATCTGTTTGTTTTGCGTCATTTATAATATACTCACCTAACTCTAATCCCTCGTCAAGAATATTGCTTCCTGGGCTGTCTGTTAATTCATGGCACCTTTCAATAAAGCACTGGTGCAAGTTCCAGTTAAATTGATATGTTTGTATTACATCCAATTCAAAATTTATGCGTGTTACTCCTGGGTTTACCATTTCACATGAAGTTATAAAAGCATAGTACCATTTATCGCTATACATATCTGCATTTTTCATCATCAGATAGTTATAGCTATTAAAATGCTCTATTGTGTTGGGTAACAAAATGAAACCATCACTAATTTTGAACGGTGTTACATTCGTATAATGGTCTACACTTTCGTTTGCTTTCCCCGTAAAAAATGAAGTTTGGGCACTGATACTATCAAATAAATAGGTGTCCTGGTAATTATTTGAAAGTTCAATGCCCATTAAAGTGTAAACTTCATTTTGCGGGGTATAGGGCGGGTTTATAAAACTTCCCGGCATACCTATTCCCCTCCTTTGTTTAAGAAGCGCTAACAGTTACGGTAGCAGTATTGGATTTTCCGGTATCAAACACACTGGTTGCAGTTACAGTAATTGATGTTGCGCTCTCATCCTGTGCAATGTAAAGCCGCCCCTGCCCATCAATGCGGGTATTAGCGCTCTGCTGGCCCGAAATGCTCCAAGTTACCCCAGTAGAAGCAAAACCGGTATTAGTTACCTTGGCGGTAAACTGGGTGCTTGTGCCCTTGCCCATGGTCAGCGCAGAGGGAGTAACAGCCACAGCAGAAACGGCGGGTGTTTCATCCGTGAAAATGACGGCATTTGCAAACGGGGAAGTGCTAAAAGTTTTCCACTGATGAAGCCAGTAATTCCAGTAAAGGCCCTCGCCGTTGTACTGCTCGGTCATATTCTGGAAGTTGTCGAAAATCATAAAGAAATCTCGGTCAACACAAACACAAGGCACATCCGCAAAAAGGGAAGTAGTCAAGGCCGTATACTGAGTTCCCAACAGTTCCTGCAACCGTGCAGTTTCGCTCGTGGTAAAAGTAAACTGGTCAATGATAACAGTATGCCCCATAAGGGTAACTTTATCAATGTTAAAGGCACGGGCCAGTGTTTCCACGTCAACAATACTAGAGAAATCAGCCGTCATAATGAAATACTGGTCACCTTTGGGGGTGTGGTTATAAACTCCCGCCTGGTTATAATCAGCACTCAAAAACTGCAACTTTTCAGAGGTTGCTTTAAGAGTGGTAACTACACTGTTTGAATTGGCGGCGGTAGGCTGTGCAATGGTCACGGGGTGGAAAGCGCCGTGTTCCATGGCATAGCACAGCATATATTTCATTACAAGGTATTCATCATAGTTAGCGGACGTGTAAAGGGCTTCCGTAATCTTCCCGATTAAATCGGAAATACCCTCAAAGGACAAAAACGCCTGGCGCAACTGGTCATTGCTAACCGTAGTCTTGTAAAATTTCTGATAGTTCATAGTATGGAAAGCGCTTCGAACATCGGGAATTTTACGCTTGAAAACCTCATTTTCTGCGGTTTCCGGGTCAAAGTCCTGGGCCTGTACAATATTCACAAACAGTTCTTCGATAGTTTCCCCGTATTCGAGTAAACCACGCTTGAAACCTGCCCAAGGGTTGCTGTACATCTTGGAGTTGATAATAACTCTCCCAATACGGTTTACCAGGGCAGAAAGGAAAGCATTTGCCAAAGGCTGAAAGGTAGTAATAACGTCACCAATCTGGCGCAGAGTGCCCAGGGCCATTTCCCTAGTGGCAACAGTACCATCAGAAAGTGTCTGCCCTTCGTTAATGGCGGCGGGCACCTGGTCGGCAAACGTGCCGCCTACCTCGCTTCGGATACTGTTTACAACATCTGCGGCGCTTGCAGTCAAATTTTTCTTTTCAGGAATACTAGGCATTATTTTTACCTCCTTTAAATCAGTTTAGGAAAACAACTCATCAATGGTTTTCCCCTCATCATCGTTTTTAATGTCCTCGTTCTGGTCGGCTTTTACCTGTTCCGGGGTGGTTTCCCCGTTGGTATCGCTTTCGCCGTTGTCACCCTCGCCGCCCGTAAAGAACCGGCTGATATAACGGGATTTCAATTCATTGTATTTTCCCTCCCAGTCCTCACCCGGGGCCGGGTCGGGCGTTACGGGCGGGAGAGCGGTAAAATCAAATTCATCCGCTTCATCGTCCCAGGGTTCCCCGTAACCGTGAAGAATCCCATCTCTTTCGCTGATATTGTCACGCAGTACGGCAAGGCTTTCTTCCATATCCTCGCCAAACCCTGCTTTGTCCCAAATATCAGCTAAAATCGCATTAAGGGCTTTTCCTGTTTTCATACGGCTTTCACCTCCTGTTTTTATTGTATCATATCAGCGTAGAAAATGCAACCAGGGATTTCGCAAATAATAAATAAAATTACGGGATGAAGGATAAGTTGGCGGCTTTGGTTCCGGGGGTTTTGGGCCTGGGCCTGGGCCTGGGCCGTAGGAAATCGGCAAATAAATAAAACCTTGTACATATGCGCCAGGGTCTGCCCATGATGGAACATACCCATTTTCTGGGTATAATGTTTCTATCCAAAAATAGGTAGATTGCCAACCGGAATTAGAGGTAACTATACTTCCGTCCTCGTTTATTTGTTCAACTACGGCAACATGGCCCCCAATATCGTAATAAGTGCAAATAATAGCACCTAATGCCGGTTCACTTCCTGGGTATGCTCCTGTTTCGTATACTCCCATTTCCTGAGCCGTGGTAAACCATGAATTACCGTCCCCCAAAGGCAAATCAGGCGGTTCGCCTAAAAGTTCATACCACCGGCCCCAGCAATAGGCGGTGCAGTTAGGCATACCATACCCCGCTTGATAAAACGGGTTTTCATCATACCACATGGGGTTGCCTTCTATCCCGTCACTGTCTAAACGTGGCACATAAATTTGAGATGATAATAAAAAATTATACCAGTTTCTAGCGTTTTGTCTGCGCTCATCTTCTGCGGCAACCCCTGCCCGTTCATAGTTATATAGAAAACAACTTGCTAAATACTCCGGGCTTTCATGGCTTGAAACAAATTCATTAAAAGTTTCTGGGTATTCATCTGTTGTAATCCATACAACTTCTATTTCCGGGTGTTGCCATTCTTCTTGTATTTTAGCGCATTGCCCTTCACCGCTAGTTAGCTCATATCCATGGGAGGTTAACCAATTTGTAATACGTGTGCCCGGTGTCCATCCTACAAGCCCATAGCCCAAAACACTAGGCTGGGAGGGGTCTAGGTTTTGCCAAATACCGGGGTTTATAGTTGATTCCCTTTGCATATTCCCCAGCATACCCGCAACAGCGTTTAATGTCCATCCAAGGGAGCCGAAATAATTCCACACCAGACGAGCATTATTTTCCATTTCCGATTGTGACAAATAGCGGTTCCCGTAAATCCATTCTAGTTGTACACCGCCACCGGCTAGGGCGTTCCAATCCTCTACAGTACCATTAAAATAGTCAAGGTCTATGGGGGTATCCGTATATTGCCACACTGACCATGTATTCCAGTTACTAAAACTAGGTTCATCAACTCCCCAATGCGCAACCCATAGACCAAAACCGGCGTTTGCAATAGGGGCATATTTGCTTTGCGTTGCTTGGTTAGCCTGTATATATAATAAGGCGTGTACCCCTGTTTTTTCCAAAATATAATTTAAAAATTCCTCTATCCAGGAAATAGGGTAGGACAAACTGTTTTGTTCCCAGTCTAACGCAATCACACATTGCCCAATATATGGCGAAATATATTGCAACATACTGGCGGCTTCTTGTGCGCCTGTATTGCCTAAATCTGGCCTTGCGTAGTGATAAAATCCGAAAGGCGTGTTGGTAGATAAAGCGCTTTGTACGTGCCTTTCCATTCCTTCATCTTGATAATTTATACCTTCACTGGATTTTATAATTACAAAATCATATCCAGAAAAATCCATTGTGGCCTGGAAAGTCGAAACGTCACAACCATGTAACGCCATTGCTATACCCCCTTTAATGTAGTATAAAATAAGGGTAAAGGCGTTTCACGTGAAACGCCTAACCCCTTTACCGTTTGTCTGTAATCATCCTGTTATAGTTGTACACCGTCTGGGCCACTTCCTGCCGGGTAATCAGGTCAGCAGGGCGAAATTTATTCGGGTTCCCTTCCTCATCCCCGTTCATTACGCCGTTAGCCATACACCAGGAAATAGCCATATATGCCCAATCTGCCGCCGGTGCATTTTCCAATTTAGAAAAATAGTTTTTAATTGCATTGTCTGCTTCCTCTTTTGCAATTTTGCGCACGGTTGCTTCATCCATGTCTTTTTCCTCCAATCCGCAGTATTTTTTCCATTGCGCTGTGCCGCCGTTAAAATAATCAAGGTCAAGGGGGCTTCCCTGGTATTGCCAAATAGCCCAGTTTTTCCAGTTACTATAAGTCGGCTGTTCCACTCCCCAGTGTGCAACCCACAAGCCAAAATCAGCATTAGCAATAGGGGCATACTTGGAAAGTTTCGCCTGGCTTGCCTGGATATAAAGCAACGGCTTAACACCCGTTTGTTTATACACATATTCAAGCCATTTCAAGGCCCAGTCCGGGGAATAGCTGAGGGCCGTTCCCTCCCAGTCAAGAGCCATTACACAGTGTCCAACTTGCCCGGAAATAAAAGACAAGAAACTTTTCGCTTCTTGCTCTGGGCTGTTCCCGAGTTCTGGCCTTGCATAATGATAAAATCCATAATTTTTAGTATCCTGTGGTGCGGGGTCGGTCGTTCCAAAAAGCCCAGTTAAATGCCTGTCAAGTCCTGGGTCTTTCCAGTTATTGCCCTCGCTTGCCTTTATCAAAACAAAATCATAACTATTATAATCTACTCTGTTTTGATAGCTAGAAATATCTACGCCATTAAGCACTTGTCCGCACCTCGCTTTCTGCATCCAGTTTAGCAATCAACTTTTCAATAACAATAGTGTTATTGTTAATCGCTGTAATAACCTGGTTCATTTCCTGCTTATGCGCTTCTCTTTCTTGTGCGATTTCTTCCCGGTTTTTGTCCGTAATGTATTTTACATACCAAGCCATTAGACCACACATAACAATAGGGAAGCCCACACTCTGAATTAAAGCAATAATTGCATTTGCGTCCACGGTGTTCACCTCCCTTCTCTCCTTTCTCTTTTGCTATCTTTATTCTACACTATTATTAAATCCTTGTCAACCTTTTATTGTGAAGGTGGTTTCCTTTAGCACTGTCCCGCCAGCTACTACACTAGCCAAAAGTTTCCCCTGAAATTCTGAACCGGGTACGAAATTTTCCCAGGTTACATATTTATGACAGCTAGAGGGCATCCCGGCGCATGTAACTTTCATAGGCGCATAATAAAGCCGTTCCTTAAATGTTTCATGTGAAACGTGATATTTTACTTTTGGCCTTGGATTTGTGGTAAAATGGGGGAGGGGTTCTTTTATACATTCAATATAACTTTTCGCCCTTAAAAATCTAGCCCTTTTAAAATGACTTTCCACTTTCCATGCTCCTAACCTATAATCATCTATATCTATTCCCTGCGGCATTTCTTCACCAATTAAGTGTAAGCTGTCTGTATCTGCATATATAAATCTTTTATAATTCTTTTGTGCATTGCGTATAACATCCGCTCTTGCATATGCTGTTATAAACGCCGCAACGGGCAAATATAACGGCTTTCTTTCCTCTATTTCGCCTAGCTTATATTTCACTAAATTAGATTCCTCATCAAAATAAGGGATTTTACTTTGACATTCTGGCGTTGTAGCAAATTTCCCATATAACGCATTAAGCATTAGTTTCGCAAGCGTTCTCATACCTTTATTCCCTGTTCTTGTGGATTCCTCTTTTACTTTATACCATTTATCTATATATTCATCAAATAGCCCTACTTTAGCGGAAAATTTCCAGCCACTAATATATTCTATTGATAATATATCATAATGTTCTAAAAATAATTCAAGGTCAACGCTAGTCAAGCATAGAGAAATTTCATCCCCGTTCGATGATGTTACATATTCCGTAGGCAAAAAACCAAAGCGCCCGCCTTTTATTTGCAATGTCGGTAAATGATTCTTTTTTAATTCAAAATTAGCAACAAACATTTGAATATATAGCGGGTATAAATCATCTTGCATATATTTTCCCTCATAAAATATACCCTCTCCAAACGGCAATTTTTCAAAACGCATTACAGAGGGATACATCGAATTTTTATCTAGTACAATTCCCTCTTTTATATTCTTGCCCTGATATAATGGGTTACAATAGGTGAAACCTCCTTTATACGCTTGTCTTATATCTTTGTCATACTTTGGCGGGGGAAAGATTTTTTCAAATTTCCGGGGTAATGTTTGTTTAAAATCATATAAAGCATTTGAGCCTTGTGTAATTCTGGTTAGATTCTGGCTAAATAATACCTTTAATGCGTCTGATACTATTTTGCAATCACGATAAATATAACTCTGTTCCTCTTTTGTTATCTCCCAGCCGATAGGACGGGGGTAACTATAATCAATTTCACCTTTTTCTACTTCTAGTCCGAAACTTTTTGCAATAACCGCAACCTTAAACGGTATAATTTTAAGGCTGTCATAAATTGTAGTTCTCTGGCCCTCTCTGAAACTTATTTCAATGCTATAAAATTGGTTCATATCTGATATTAAAGTATTAAACTCGCCTGGATTCAACTTCTTTCTATTAGTTGTGTGCTTGAAATTGTGTCTAAATAGCCAGTCAATTATAAAAGAGCCGTCAAATTTTAAATTGTGAAAATAAAAAACTGCGTTACCCATGGTATTAGCAAAATTCAAGAAAAATTCTATGTCATTACCCAAATAAAATTCTTCATTTTCCATGGAATAAATGCCAGCGGCCCACACTCTGCAATCTTCTTCTTGCGTTGTGGTTTCAAAATCCGCTACATATTTAAGCAGTTTTTTACCCATTGTCTTTTAAATACTCCCATTTATCTAGCATATAATCAACACGTTCATTAGGGGAAAGGTCAAGCCTATATACAAACTCCATACCTAATACAGGGTCTGCGCTCATACCCTCCATTAGTTCATCTACCGTTAAGCTGTTGACAAGTTTTCTTAATTCCTTATAGTTTGTTGCGGCGTTTAGTTCCCTAGCCATTGCCTTTAAATAATTCTGTTTTAATGCGGCGTTCATGTTTTCCCGATAATTTACGTTTGCTTGTTTCTGTGCGCTTTTCCAATATTTAAGATAATTTTCCCGCCCTCCCGTATATGTTGCGGTAAAGTCCGTGCGGGGCGCTAGATTATTTGCTTCCACAGTACCCATAGTCCCACGAGTTGTGGAAGGATTTAACTTCTTTAATGCCCTTGCCCTGTCTGCGTTTATACGCCTATTAGCATAGATAGCTTCCTTTCGTTCCCATTGTGTAATACGCAACCCATAATTATTTTTATAGGGACGTTCTGCACCTGGTTTTAAATATCGCCCATAAACTCCCATAACTCGATTATATTCAGCCCTGCTAGAAATTGTTTTCTTTAATTCCCCATAGGTAATTTTAGAGGGTTGTGGCGTTACTGGGCTTTCAAATTCACGGCGTTTTCTATTGAAATCTTTTACTAATTGCTTTAGTTTGTCTGCGTCCTTTTGCGTCCATGTCTTAAATGGTAATTTAGCCATTTATTACACCTCCATAAAGACAAGAAAGGGGAAGGGGTTTAGCCCCTCCCCCGTTCTTGGGAATATATGCTAGATTCTTTTACTCGTGATTGAGATTGCCCCCAAAGTCTACAGCATCCAAAGAAAGCATTTTTCTTTCTTTAATGGTGCGCTGAATTACTTTGACCTTTACAGGGGCTTTCCAGGTTTCGGGAGTACCAATAATAGCGCAAAGGTTTTTAAGGCTATTATATACACCCTTGGAAATGGTGACATAGGTGGTGCCATCATCAGAAATAAGGACGATACGGGGGCAGACCTGCACTTCCCCAGTTTCCTGATTAGGCAACTCTACAGGCTGAATAAAAATGTGACGAATAGTGACAATCTCGTTGATATGGTCACCAAGACTTTCGTCAGGGTTATTCATAGCCTTATAGAGCAACAAGGCAGTATCCTCAGATTCTGCCAAAAGAGAGGTATAAGGCGCTCCGCTTTCGTTTGCAGTTACGTTATACAAAGTCAGACCATTTTCCATTGTTCATTTCTCCTTTCTTATTCAGCGGTTTTTTCAAAAACAGCATACTGGGCAATAATCTCATCAGGAATATTTGCCGCAGCATGGGTTTTGCTCTGCTTAATGACGGTAAAACCGGGGTTTTCCTTGACTACCTTTGCAGGGGAGAGGTGACCCACATTTGTTACAGTGCGTACTTCCTCCACGCTTGCGCCATTCAGCTTTCCAATAATAGAGTTGGTCACAGGGATTTTCACTTTCATTTTCTGATACTCCTTTATTTAATATTTCTGAAACGATAATGAATCCAGCTTTCTACACTGTCCGTCTGCTGTTCCTATTCCGTTTCAACGTAATCATTATACAGCTTTTCAGGGAGATTGTCAAGCCTTTTTTCAAAATTTTTAAAATGATTTACTATCAAGTTATCTTTCTCAGGTTGCAATATGTCAAGCACACTACACCCCAAAGCATCCGCTATTTTGCACAGCTTGCGCAACTTCGCACCATTGATATTATTTGCTCCCTGTTCATAATTCTGCAAAACACGTAACGACACACCCGCCCGGTCGGCAAGTTCTGCCTGGGTGTATCCTCTAAAAATGCGAATCTTTGCTAAATTTGAAACCAAGTGCGGCACCTCCTTTCCCCTATATTATACACCTTTTCCTGGGCCTTGACAACCCCCGCTTTTTATAGTATAATAAAGAAAAGGCAAGGATTCCGAAACTTTCGGGTAGTGTTCGGCTTTACTGGGGCGTCAAGGGTTGATTCCCTCCCAGGGGCTACGCCGTGACGGGCGCAACACCCCAACGGGATTCTTGCCTAAACTTTTATAGAGGTGTATAGATTGTACTGGGATATAAATAAAATATTGCCATATCAACGCAACTTCAATTTAATAAACGGCGAAAGAAGTATAGGCAAAACTTATACCACCCAAAAATGGGTAGTTAATAGGTGCATAAAGAATCACCAGCAATTCATTTATATCGTAAGAACACAAGAAGAAAAGAAAAATGGAGTTTTTGCCCTGGGTTTTGAAAAAGTGTTGCTTAACGAATTTCCCGATTATTCTTTTAAGTTTTCCACTGAAACTTGTTCTTGTGAAGGTGAAACAATAGGACATTGCATTGCATTAAGTGAATCACATAAAATTAAAAAGAGAAGTTTCCCACTAGTATACTATATTATATTTGATGAATATATGCTAGAATCTGGGAGCCGTTCCCAGTATGTTAGCGGATGGGATGAACCAGACTTATTTTTAAGCATTTATCATACTGTTGATAGGGAGGAAGATAGAGTAAAATGCTTTCTTTTAGGTAACAACACCAGCTTTTACAACCCGTATCATATGCACCCCGCTTTTAATGTGCAGCCTGTGCATAAAGGCGAAATCTGGACTAGTGAAAATGTACTTTATCAATGGGCTGTAAGCGATAATGAATTGAAAAAGAAAAAGCAAGGGTCTAAATTTCTGAATATGATTGAAGGGACAAAATACGGGAAGTTTGCTAAAGAGGGCGATTATATTGAAGATAATACTGCTTTTTTGGGCAAACATAGCGGGAATAGTATTTACATTATGACGCTAGAAACTAATGGAATGAGTTTTGGTGTATATAATGATGTTAAACAGGGTGTTGTAGTCATATCTGACCATGTAGACCCGAGTTGTCCGTTTAGATATGCTATTACTTTGGATGACCACACAGAAAATACAATGCTAACAAAAATGAAAGATTCTCATATACTTTGGTTAAGCAAGGCTTTTAAAATCGGGTGTGTTAGATTTGAAAGCATGGCAATTAAGAAGTTGACGGAAGAAGCTATACAGAAAATATTGTGATATCGAACAGAAGTTTTGTTATTAGTCCGAACTAACTGCACATGACATTTAGACCGCACTTTATTGAGCTAGGTCAAATAGGGCTGGGTTTATTTGGGTTGAGCCAAATAGAGAAGCGCT